GTACCCCTTTATTTATTTAACTATCTTAACTCTATTATATATTACATTGAATTAAATTAATATGCAAGTATTTTATTTCATATTGAATTAATACAAGTAAAAAGCTAATTAATATATATCATTCTATTACATACAATAACATTATATATATATCTAATTAAAAAAGATTCATTAATTATTTAAATATCACATCCAAACAAGCGCGCCAATTCAAATAATACTATATAACAATACACTTAATTACATATAGGTTAATACAAAGTATCTTAATTATTAATCATATCTAAAATTATACATTTTTAAAGGGCTACTGTCCCGCTTATAATCTTAACACTAACTACTTGCCCTTAACTACTACCCCATAGCCCGTATGAGGAGAATCCTTGTCCTTGGGATAGCATTCCCCACAAAATACAAAAGCTAACTACGGATAAAATTTGCATAAGAACTCTGTATGGTATTATATTAGAATATGGAAAATGATACTTTAGTCGCTAAAAAGGAGGGGGCTAAGGTAAGGAACCGCTCTAGGTCATATTATCGCTATAAAAGGGCAGAAAAGGCGATAAATGAGGCATCTGGTAATGGTAGGTGCTGGTGGATTGCTAAATACCTAAAAAACACACTTAAATATTAAATGTCAGATTTACTTAAAAGACCAGACGTATTAAGGGCTGTTGAGCTATATGCTTTAAAGCCTGATATTACTGCTGCTGAGGTAGCTAAGGATATTGGTGTGTCTACACAGTTAATTTATATTTGGCGCAAGAATCCAAACTTTGTCGATGCTATATATGAAAGATATATGGTACAGTTTGGTTCGGAACTGCCTGCTGTTTTACAAGCGATGATACGAGAAGCTAAAGCTGGCAACGTGCAGGCAGGTCGCCTAATTTTAGAACATAGTGGTAAATTGGTTAAGAATGTTAATATTACTATTGATAGTCCTTATGAGAAGTTTTTAAAGGCAGATAAAGCCGAAGTAGAATTTGAAGATGCTGAAATAGAGGAAATTGTTGGCTCAATACCTGATATAGAAGCGGATTTACCTGAACGGAATACTGAAAATCAAATACAACGCACAAAGAAAGAAAGGAAAAGAATAAAAAAAGTAAAGAAAACTGCTGCCGAACGTGCTGAGTATAATAAAAAACGAAGAGAGTGGGAGAGTTGGGTTCGCAGAGCAAAAAAGGTTGGAGTTGCTCCATTACCTGCTAGAAGACCTACACCTGCTCAAAGGAAAGCGTGGAGAGATGAAGTCGAGCAAAAAGAAAACGAACAAAGACAGGGATAAAGGTATAGTTTGGTGTATGGCTGAGATATATGCTCGTAAAATAGAGATAGAAAGCCTTAAGGACGAACTAAAGCCTATGAAATTAGCTATAAAAGCTTTGCAAAGCCAAATAAACGATTTAAGCAATCCCCATAAAGAAAAGACAACCTGAACCTAATTCTTTACATATCTTATCATAAACATCTTCAGTTATAGGCACTACTATGTCTTCTGATATTTCAATTTGAGCTTTTGATACGCTATTTAAATCATTAATTAAATTCTCTAACTCATCCAACCTTTCATTTGATTTTTTAATTGATTTTAGTATCTCTACTAGAATTTTCATTTCCATATTGACTCCTGATTGTTGCAGCTTTAAAATGTTTTAGGCATTTTTCGTCTAAATACTTGCTTTATTTGCTGGATAAGAGGCTTTAAATTAGATGCTTGAAGGTCAGTCATCTTTTCGCCTATAGTCGTAAGTCTTAATACATATCCTCCGGCAAAGCCTGTCTTTTCAGCTAAAGTTTCTTCATATTGTTTTATAAAATCTCTAGCTTTGGATGGACCGTATTTCCCTCCTGTTCTTTGGTGCTGCGCATAATCTACCCCCATAACAGCCTTTTTACCCTCATCATACCGTAAACTTTTTACAAGCTTTCCTGTGTCGTATAAAGGCTTATCTCCTCCTATTGTCGGAGGGAAAGCCCTAGATTTTCTATTTTTCTTTGTTTTGGTATCTAGCGCTGGGGTAACCTTGCCTTCTCTTATGAAGTTTTGGTACCCAGCAACCAAAGGTTTAAAGGTAGCATCACTTTTTTTGCGAATGTAGTTAGCACTCCCAATATATTTAGATAGTCTATAAAAATCAAAATTTATACTTGTTTTTGTAGTTATTTTCATTAAAGTATATTTCTATCCTTGTTTTTTTCTTTATTCTCAGCAATTATCTTATCTGCTTCATCTAATGATAAGTCGTCATTATATTCAACCATAAGTTTTGCTTGTGTAGTAAGGTTGTTTTGGAGTCTATGATTATCCCAAAGTATTTGGTCTTGCATTGTTTTAGGGTATTCAGGCTCGTTAAAGTCTAATTTAAGACTTTCTGGTAGTCTTATGCCATTATAATCTGCAATTTCTCTTTCAACGTGGTATAATTCGTGTTCATACATCTTCCAAAGCTCAATATCGTCTTGGTAATCCTCAAATCTTTCTAAATCTTTGATTTTTAAAGCGATTCCACTAGGAACTTCGCCACCATCTTGAGCAAATTGAACATATAAGTGGTTATTTTGAGCAACTAAGTCAACTTGGAACTTAACTGTCTCTATTACTGACTGAAGGTCAGCCTCTGGGGCAACAATGTCAAACACAGAGCCTTCGGGGAGGTCTAATATAGTATCGGAACCAGCTCGTTCGAGGCGTTTGTCGGCTTGAAGCCCAGTTACATAGGGCTGACCAAACATCTGAAATCTTAACCCTAACTGAAGCTCAGTCATAGTTATATTTACGTGTTCATTACAAGAAACTATATCATCTGCCCCATCTACAAAGAAAGAATCTAATTGATTCTCTCTGTGCGTGAATACAAACGGAAGAACTCCGTAGCCGTGTTCATATTCTTCTAGTATATTTCCATCTTCGTCATATAAAGCATAAATACCTTTATCCCAATAAGCATATTTTAACTTATCTGTATAAGAAACATCGTCAGAGTTCATAAGTATAGGGTAAGTGATAGCTTCAGGCTTGAATGGGTTGTTTCCTAGATGAACGTCAAAATAATAAATAGGTCTATAGTCAAAATGAGGCATATCGTCATCTATAAACACAACTTGAGTAGCAACGCTTCCAACTAAACGTGTCATTCTCTCAATATGTTTCATCCTAGCGTCTTTCATTGCAGTTAAATTACTGTAGGCATTTCCTACGTTTCTATTAGCGCCTACTGTGTATATTCGGCTCATTTTATTAATAAATCGTTTAGTAAAATTAGCTTCATAACAGGGAATTTCTCTAAATGCGTCAGCATCAAAGTATTTAGATATATATTGTGCAGTATTTGAGCCACAATAATAATCTATCAACTTTCTTATATGATTGCGCCTTGCTTGCGCCTGCGATTGTTTAAACTCTTTTACCGATTCTTGTATTATTTGTTCGACTGTCATCTCTTCCTCACTATTAGTTCTTGCTGTTTAATTGGAAATCTGTTTATAAAAAAATATCTTACCATATCGCATCCATGGTCGTGAAAACCGTCTTTTAAAGGCTCTTGTTTTAAATCAGCCCCTTCTTTATGTTCTGGATAACGATAGTTTTCTAAATCTTCTGCTATTCCTTGACATTTTTTGTCTATATGTAAATAACGCTTACCCATAGCGTTTTCAATAAACCCTCTTACGTGGCTAATCCCAGATGTAATATTTCTAGACACTTTATCTCTTATGGTTTGTATTCGGATTCCGTTTTGTCTGAAGATTTCTATATCCCCCATACCTGACTGACCTTGAGCTTGCTGCCCAGCAGGGTCCCCATAGTAAGCCCTAACATTATAAGGCTTTGATTTAATTTGCTTAATAAGTTCGTCAGTTTTAATATTTGTTTCGTGTATAATTTCATCAATTACGTTTATATGCCACTCTCCATTAATCATTTGAGTTTGAAACCAACCTACTGCTGGCATCCTATATCCAAAGTCTACGCTACAAAATGTAGGGTAATTTGGATTGTATGGGAAGTAACCTACATCTAAATTCCTGTCAAACGGATATACTTGACCTGCAAATGTTGTAAACTTAGCACCATACTCTTGGTCAAACGATTCAGTTGACATATTTCTCTTTCTTTCAACTATAAACTCATCGTTTTGCCCATCAGGGAAAGAAAATTGATTATCCCAAGATGGCGCTTGGTGCGATTCCCATAAATCGTCTTTCTGACCTAGCAAATATAAATCATAAACCCAATTAAATCCTTCAGGGGTTGTGATAAATATTGCTTTTCCTTTTCTATCTGATAAAGTAGGAGATAAATACATATCCCATATCTTTCTTTTTACTTTTGCAGCCTCATCAATAATTAAAAGGTCTAAACCTTCCCCTACTAATGAGTCAGGGTTATCAGCAGACTTACCTTCAACTACTGTGCCCCATTTAAATTTTATATACCTTTCTTTTTCAGAAGCTCTTATAATATCGTTTTGATGCCCTACTACCATCTTTTTCCATATTTCTCTAAACATCAAATCAGCTTTATCGTAAGATAGTCCAACACACCATATTCTTTTATTTGGCTGTGATGCTACAAACGTAGCTTCCATCGCAGAGCAAGTTGTCTTACCAAACCGTCTGCCACACACCATTACAAAAAATCTTGATGTATCTTTAGTTGGAAAATGTAGTTTTTCTTGACCTTTGTGAGGTTTATACCCCATAAAGTCAAACCAAGACTTCTTAAATTTTAATTCTTCTTGTAAATTATTTTCCATTAAAGGTTGCAATAAACAACTGCCATAATCTAACTTATGGCGTAGTATAAATACAAGATATAGTATTTTTATTTTACAAAAACACTAAATAGGAGGGCAGTATGTCCGAAGAAACAAAATCAGTAGCAAGCGAAACAGTAAGTGAGCAACCTACTACAGAAATTTCTCTTGAAGCCTTGCAAGAGAAGTTTAAAGCAGAAAAAGCTTACAGTAAAGCACAAAGGCAAAAAAAACAGGATGCAGAAGCTCGTATAGCGGAACTTGAGAAGAAAATAGCAAAAACAGAAGAAAAAAAGATGAAAGAGAAGGAAGATTTTAAAGCCTTATATGAAAAGGTATCTTCTGAAAATGAATCTTTATCATCTGTTGCAGAAAAATGGACTAAATATGAAGAAAAAAGACGTGCTTCTTTATTAGAAAAACATCCTGAAGAAGATAGAGAGTCTCTGCAAGGGCTACCTTTGGATACTCTTGAATTTGTCACTAATAAAATTAATAATAATAAGGCTAATGCTCCAGAAGTTGCTGGAAATCCTCGCCAAACAGTTCAGCTTAACAAAAACTGGGCTGATATGACTGCCGAAGAAAGAAGGGAAAATTGGGGCGAAATAGTAAAAAGCTTTAATACAAAATCTTAAAGGAGATTATAAATGGCTAACAATATAACAGGTGTAGGAACAGCTAATGTCGATGCCGATGCTTTTGTACCAGAACTTTGGTCGGCTGGAGTTGAGAACTACATTAAGAAAAAATTTGTCTTAGCAAACCTTGTAAACGATGTAAGTTTTATGGTTGGTGCTGCTGGAGACAAAATTAACATTCCAAGAGTAACAGAAAATACTGCAACTACAACAACAATTTCTTCTTTTACAGAGGGAACTGCAGCGGTAGGATACACAAGCCCTAACGACTCGACAGGCACTTTGACTGTAGACCAGATGGCTTACTACGCAAGAATATATCCAGATATTGTTGAAATTCAAGCAAATCCAGATTTATTAAACCTTCACGCTGAAGCTATGGGCTTTGCGATAGGAAAAGCTATTGACTCTCATATATCTACTTTGCTAACAACATATAGTTCTGATTTTACAGAGCATTCGTTAGCTGCAGATAACGCTTTAACAGCGGCTGAGCTTCAATTAGTTATTAAGTCTTTATATACAGCTGGGATAGACCCTAACGATGGGTATGTTATGGTTTTAGGCGCTGAGTTAATATCAGACTTAATGGGCATAGACCAGTTTACAAGCGCAGATTATGTTAAAGACCAGTTTGTATGGAAGAATGGTCTTTTGGGGTCTGTTATGGGTATGCCTGTATATGCGACTAACTCAATAGCGGCTTCCGACGGAACTGCTAATCACGTTGTGGGTTGTATATACAAACCGAGCAATATCTTTTTGGCTTATTCTCAAAAACCAAAAATGGTATCACAGTATTCAGTAGATTTCCTTGGACACAAAGTAGCAGCTCACGCTTATTACGGGTCAGCTGTAGCGGTTCCAAAAGGTCTAGTGCAAATAACTAATCCTTAATAAATAGTTGAAATATTGAAAGGGGTGGGGAACTGCCCCTTTTAATTGCAAAGGAGAGATATGAGTCATATTTATTTTAAAAGAAAGGATGGGAGTGTTTTTGGTAAATTAAAAACTATCCCTAAAAGCCAAGTTGATTCTTATATAAAAGATGGTTGCGTTAAATGCAATAAAGACGGTAAAGAGCTTGCGAGTCCTAAAAAAATTAAAAAAAGCAAAAAAAAGTAATAAAGTTTTAGTTTTAGGGCACAATGCTCTTGACTATAAAAGTGTTTTAAAATATCCTTTTGGATACGATACAAATAGAGGATTTCATCCTCCAGCTCCAACTGGATTGCTCTTTGATAACTGGCAAGACTTTGATGGGGATATAATTACCTGTCATTTTCAGAATTACAACTCTACTTTTGTAGTTGCCGCTGAACACTCTCCAAGGTTTAACGCAAGCAAAGGAATAAAAATATCTAATGTTCCTGCTTACAATAAAGAATCTAAAGAAGCATTTGAAGGGATGAAAAAAATAGGGTTAAATCCTAACGACTTTAACTATATAGATATTCCTAAGATTTTTGGTCATAAAAACAATACTATTGTTATGTACTCTGGGTTTTTATCATTAATTGTTGCTTGTATGCTTGGCTATAAAGACGTTTATACTGCAGGTATAGATGGCACCATACTTGGATATGACGGAGGGTTTGTCAATAAAAAAAAGCACATCAAAGCTTTAAAGCAATTTGTTAGAAGTGGCTATCACAGTAAAGTTGGAATATATGAAAATAAAGCTCCTAAGACCGCATCAGAATGGAGTGACAATAAGGTGGTAGATAATTACGAGTTAAGGCTGAAGTATGTAGCTGAATATTGCAAAGATATGTATCCAAAATCAAAAATATACAAATCTCACAAACTTTCAAAGCTGCCTGTTGAAATAAAAAACCCTATGGAAGCTTAGTGAATGAACTTTACAAATACTGGACAGAGGAATACAATATTATGAAAGACATTATTGAACAATTAAAGATACACGAAGGCTATAAACCTAAAGTATATAAATGCACAGCTGGTGTAGATACAATAGGAATCGGCTTTGCTATTAAAGACTTAGAGTTATCTGAGGATGTTTGCGAATTAATCCTTAAAGAAAAACTACAAGCATTAGAAGAAAGATTTGAAGATAAATTTGATTGGTTTAAAACATCTCCTATAGAAGTCAGGAATGTTATGTTAAATATGGCTTATCAGCTTGGATTTAGAGGTTTTTGCAAATTCAAGAAAACTTTAAGCTATTTACAGAACGCTGAGTGGGAAAGCGCTTCTAAAGAAATGCTAGACTCTAAGTGGGCAAAGCAAACGCCTAATAGAGCAAATGAACTAAGTGAGATTATAAAATCTCTTTAGTTGCTTCTTTCTACTGCCAAACATTAACTTATGTCATCTGAAGAATACTTAAATAAGGTTTTAGCTTGCCCTAAATGCTATCATAGAGGCTTAACTAGAAGCGGATTTGATAAATATAAACAAAGATATCAATGTGGAGCTTGCAAGCATAGAACAGTTAATCCTATAGAGGATTTAGAGCTTCTTAGAGAGAATGTAAGATACAGAAAAGAGAAGCAGAAAGCTCAAGATGTTACCAGAATAGAGCGAAAAGGTTTCAGAGAACACGCAAGAATTGAAAACGCTGTAGAAGAATACAGCAAAGAATTAAAAAAGCTTTTTGAAAATAATAGACTACATAAGCTTACTAAAAGCCATAAGATTAGTAAAAGGGCGGTTGGGGTCATCCAATTTAGTGACGTTCACTTTAATGAGTTAGTTGAACTTCAGAATAATCGATACGATTTTAAAGTTGCATCACAACGATGCCAATATTTTGTACAAAAAGCATCAGCGTATTTCGAGATTAACGGAGTTAGCCAAGTTGTGGTTGCTTTAACTGGAGACCTAATGAATAGTGATAGAAGGCTGGATGAATTACTTAATCAGGCTTCAAATAGGGCTAAAGCCACCTTTTTAGCAGTTGATATAATGCAACAAGTTATATTAGACCTAAATAAACGCTTTAATGTTAGTGTAGCTAATGTAGTAGGGAATGAAGGGCGTGCAAATAAAGAGTTGGGTTGGGCTGACGCAGTTGCAACAGATAACTATGATTATACTATATTTAACTGCTTAAGATACCTTTTTAAAGAATCAAAGGTACATTTTATTGATGGAGACCCATCAGAGATAGTTATAGATGTTGCAGGTCAAAACCTTTTAATGCTTCACGGTCACGGAGCAATAAGTGCTGGTGTTGAGAAGTCGATAAACCAAATATGTGGAAGATACTCAATGAAAGGCATTAAAATAGATTATGTTATATTTGGACACGTTCATTCTGCAAGAGTAGGCGATACATTTGGTAGAAGCTCAAGTATGGTAGGGGCAAATGCTTACTCTGAAAAAGCGTTAAATCTCGGTGGTAGAGCAAGTCAGAATTGCTATGTTTTTTATGAAAATGGAAACCGAGATGGTATAAAAATAGATTTACAAAATACAGATTGTGACGGTTATGAAATCGATAAAACTTTGGAGGCGTATAATGCAAAATCAGCGAAAAAAAGCAAGAAAAGCGAAACCATATTCAAGGTGGTCGTGTAATACATCCTCGTTTGTTAATTCTCCAAATTACGCAAAAAGTCGGTCTTGCACTACGCTTCCAATATTTTCGGAGAGTATCTATGATAGATAGTTTGAGGACAGTAACAGCAGGAGCAAGTGGGATGGTTGTTACTTGGATGGAATGGCTGCCAATAATGGTTAGAGTATTAGTTGGGTTGGCGACATTTGTTTATATATGTGTAAAAATTTATAAGTTATTGAAGTAATGAATGAACGAAGAAGAATTAAAGAGACAAGCAGAGGGATTCCTAGGAAACTGGGTATGGCTATTTGTATCTGGAATTGCTCTTCTATTATTTAAATCAACGATAGAAACTGTTGTTGAAGGACTAAAAGTCTTTCTTGGGAAAGACCTAAATACGGATGATGTGGTTATATTGGATGGTCGCCCTGCAAGAGTAATTAGAGTTGGTTTATGGAAAACTACATTCTTTGCATATGATATTGGCGTAGCTAATGGGAAGCCTTATGTTAAAGGCGGAACTAAAATACAGATACAGAATGATAAGTTGAAAGACCACGTTATAGAAAGCCCATTGCAAATGTTAGATTTGAGTAAATGGGAGGGAGGTCAGGAT